CAACATTCCTATTATTAATAGAGTACAACTGCTCAGTGCCACCAAGAGGCATAAGATAAACAGGACCCGTAAAACCAGCTTTACGATATGCATTTACTGCTTCCTCTGCTTCTTCCGCATCTTGGGGTGAAGCAATTACAAATTTAAGATAAGTATATCCGCACCATTCATATCCTGCAACAATTTCAGGACAAATTGCATCTTCCCATTTTTCACCGGATACAGATAATTTAGGAGAGACTGAAAATGTTAAAGTATCACGACCTCTTTTATTTGATCTATTTTTATTACTCAATGTCCAATTTAGGAGATATTGTTTAAACTCAGGCGTTAGCGGTTGGGTGCCATTTGTCTCAAATGTTAGTTCTTTTAACCCTAACATCTTTTCATTATCTAATAATTCAGGATATTGTTTTTGCCAACCTAATAAAGGTTCACCGCCTGTGATTACAAGATGTTCGTCTTCCCACCTCTTGTGCGGTAGTATATCCATAATTGTATCGGTAATGCTATCAGTAGAGAGTACAGGGCTAAGATGCTTAAACCGAGGATCCCAAGAAGCATAAGAGTCGCAACCTGTATGAACAAGAGGAAGATCTTTATAGGTAGTAAAACTATCAGCTTTAATTGCAATAACATTTCTTTCATTACTCTTTTCACCCTTTGTCATTCCAAATCCGTCGCAAGTAAAGTTGCAACCAAATGTTCTTAAGAACACAGAAGGAACTCCCATGTATCTACCTTCGCCCTGAATACTATAAAATAGTTCTGATATTTTCAATTTTGCCATCATATCTCCGAGAATTTATACTACATATTATATAGTGTTTAGTCATCAAGGTCAAGCGGATTTTCGATATCATCTCGAACTTTTTTAGCCTTTTTCGGAATATTCATTACCCGTTTTTCAATATCAATAGTATCCATTTGTCGTTTTAGATAATCTAAGAATTGCGAACCAAATTCACCATCTTGTTCTTGAGAAATTAAAGCATCAATATCCATATTCTCAATTAGCTTGTATTTGGTTGCTTGTTGTTTCTTTTCTTTTTGGATACGTCTAATGAATGCAAAATAGATAACTTGTGTATAATAAGCAAACGGGTTTGAAGATTTTGCAGGATCAAATTTAACAACCGCCGTTAAACAATTTTCAATACCATCGGATATCATATCATCTTTAAAGGTATAATTAATAAAATTAGATTTGTATGAAAGATGGGTTGAAATCTTAATAAAGCATTCTCCTATGTATTTTGAAACAATCGGAGGTTCTTCACCTTTTGCGGCTGCGTCAACTACACTTTGTCGATAGTCTATTAATGCTTGTAAGAATTTTTTGTTGTCAACATAATGGGATGACACCTGCATCTTAGGTTTAGTGGACAAGTTTTCCGCGACGTTTAATGGTGCTTTGGCTGTTTTCATAGTTAGGGTCTTTTTCAATTTCAGAGTTATCAGATTCTTCTTTATCTTCGCATTCTGCATTTAGTTCTGCTTCTTTGCGATTTTGTACATACTTTATATAATTATCTTTAAGATTTTCTTTAATATCCGCAGCTACAATAATATAACGTACAGGTATTTCATAAAAAGTATCTTCGGTCATTGCCATCCAAGGAGATAAAGTATAAGATTCCATTATACCAGATCCATAAGGTACTCTAATTTGATCAAGCACCATGGGGTCCTGTACGAAAATACTTTCCTTATCTTTTAATGATAAATTTTCTTCAGTTTTACAAACTATATCGTCACCTGTATTAAGTTTTAATAGTTTATATGATTGGTTCATTGTAGGGTTACTTTTATTAGTTTATATTCAAAATGTTCATCGTTATAGATTTTGATTCGTTCTATCATGTGTAATAAAGTATAATTCTTTTTAGACTTCCAAGTCAAATCATCGCCTATATCATATAAGGTACAACTATTTTTAGTTTCACTTGTTCTCAATCCCCTGCCAATCGATTGTAAATTTCTAATTCGAGATTTAGAAGGAGATGCAAAAATAATATTATGTAGGTTTTTAATATTTATACCTGTTGAGAAAGTTCCATATGATGCTACTATTATAGCATTATTCTCCTTCTCTGTCAATGCTCGAATTTGTTCTCTTTGTTCCGTATCTGTCCCGCCATAAACAAAAAACACCTTTCGATTTTCAGCTTTATCATTAATCATTTGATATAGATTTTTACCGTGTTTTTCCACATACTGAAATAGGACAAGACTATTGCCTTCTTGCTTTAGAGTCAAATTACGAATAAATTTATTCCGAGGTTCATGCTGTACTAGAAAATCCATTTCTTCTTGATATGTCTTTCCTTTAAGTGCCTTTTTAATCTCATCCGAATAATCTAATATTAAATTATATATTTGCAGGTCAGCTAAAGTTTTATTCGCAATAAGTTTCTTAGTTGTAGTAACTTTATAAACGGGACCAAATAATCCTTCAAGAACTAACTTATGTGTCTGCGTTCCATCTAATGTTCCAGTAGTACCTATACGATAAGGAGCACCGGGGCATTTATTTAGAATACCTGTTAGTGATTTGGCTTTAAACAAATGCGCTTCATCTCCATAAATTGCCTGAAAATCATCAAAGAATTTTTTAGGTAACTTATATAACGATTGCCAAGTACTAATAACAACATCATACTCATTAGATTTTTCATGGCCGCCGTAGATGCGATGACAATGATTAGATGTTTTCCAACCATTTAAACAAGAGTAATCTTGAAAATCAGAATACATTTGTTCAACAAGCGAAGTAGTAGGGACTAAAATTAATTGACGTCTACTATATTTTTCATGCCAACGCATTACGCAATAAATGATGTATGATTTTCCCGAACCAGTAGGGGATAATAACAAACGTCTGCCGTCACTAATTGCTTTGTAAACAGCATCAATCTGATAATCTCTCATTTCGAGAGGTTCGCCCTTTGACCCAATGTTAAGTTCTTTTACAAACTCTTTTATTTCTTCAAGAGTGCATGGGTCAGCAGTATGAACATATTCAGAATAATCTACAGTATAATCACGCTCTTTGGCAAAATGTTCTACGTAGTCTTTTAACCCAACATATAACTCTTTTGAGAACATCGAAAAAAGTCTCACGCGACCATCCCACATCTTTGATCTATAAAGAGGGTGAAATTTTGCACCAGGAACCTCAAATGAAAAGTGATCGTTCAATTCTTGAGCAATTGAAGGTTCAGCATCAACATTTAAGTATACTTCGTTCTTTTTTCTTATTCTTATATCAGACATTACATTAAACCGTTTGTGAATTTAGTCCATTCAATACTATTTTTAATATCCCATGTTCTACTATTCAATGATCTAATAATTTGTTCAAGCTGATACATGACAGTTTTAAAATACTCAATTTTATCTTGTAGGATAATTAAGTCTGGATCCACCTGAAGAAATTCATCCATTTCATTCTTTAATGGTTTGTTACCTTGCCATTGATTCCAGCCTTCGTCAGTTAATTCCAGTTGAGTCATTTCTCCTCTGAAATATTTGTACTTTTTGCGGCGAAGGTTTAAGTAGTCAGACTCAGCCTTACGTAAATTAAGCCGAGTAGATGTTAAAAAATTTAAATACTTAGAATGTAAAGTAGGGGTGCGAGCAGATTCATGTCCAAGATTTGTTTCGTCAATCTTACAATCATCTGCCCACAGTTCCTGCAGGTCAGATAATTTCATTGATTATCCAATTTGAATAATTTGTGATGGATTACCTTGGAAGTTAAATGCTCCAAAGTGGTTCAATGAGATTGTTGGGTCGAGCCAAATGTCGCCGCCGATGCTTTGCCAGCGTCTGCTGAATGTATAATCTTCTGACAAATAACGACGATCTACAGGATCAATCATTGTGTCAAAGAATGCATAGAAGAAGTCTTGCAAATCTGGAGGGGTATTTAAATCATTGTTATACTTCAACTCTGGATATGCAGCAATCATCTTATCAATTGCTTCACGTTTAATCATCATAAAGCCTGTAGCGCCATCATGCAATTTAATTACGCCATTTTCAATAGCAATTTGTTTCATATCACGATTAACAAATTTAAAGTTAATCGCATAATCTGAACCTGCTGCTGCAATATCTCTATCAGAGATTTCTTCGCCAGTTTTGCGTATAACGTGTTCTTTAATACGTTGCCAGTTAACACCCTTCTTAGGATATGCACCAACGCAAACTTCTTTATTGTGCGCAATCAACTTCAATACATCTTCAACTTGGAATTCAATGTCTGCATCAATAAAGAGTAAACGAGAATAATTACTTTGTAGAAAATAAGCAACTAACACATTGCGAGCACGAGTAACTAAAGACTCATTTGCAATCGTACCAAATGCGATTGGGATTTGGTGTTGATTAAAGAATGTCAATGTACGAACCATTGATCTAAAATATGCCTCTGTTAACATACCACCATAACATGGTGTTGCAACAAAGATTTTTTCTTTACGCAATTCATCAATATTAATTTGCAATTGACCTGGTTGGGGTTGTGCGCCTTCTGGTGCTGCTGGGGCAGCTGAGGTTGATACCGGTTTGTTAAATTTTGGTACCGGAATTTTTGGAATGTTTTTCAATCCAGTTTTATTATTTGCCATAAAATCTCCATAGTTAATTAAAGTTGCTCCACCTCAAACAGGGTATATTTAAATGAAGCAATTGCTGTAAAATATTCAACGCTTGCCGAAGCTATATCAAAATCCAAAGCTTCTAAAGACACTGGGAATATGTCTTTATATATTATATTTACTTTAGGGGTATTTGTCGAGTCTAAAATCGTTAAAGTACCATCCGAGTATGCCAAAAGCTCTTGCTCTCCTCTAGAATTCATGATCATTGGAAATGCACTTGGTCGACTATTAACAAATTGTCCAAACTGCGAATAATCTTTAGGAAATCCAAGTGCTACCAACCATCTATATAATTCTAAATAATTTGACATATCTTCGGCTATAATGAATCTAATAGTGAATTCTCCGAATTCCAATTTATCACCAATACGAGGAACGTCAACAAAGGGTGTAGGTTGTGATGCAAATCCCAATGCCAATTGTGGCAAATTTGCCGATTGACAAGTAAAAGAAGTATTTGGCAAATCTTTAACCGAGAACTTAAAGGCGTTCGGTCTTAAAAAATTATAAGTCTTTGGAAGAGAATCTGAATAATTGTTTGCTAATACATCTATGTTTGAGGTATACATTTAACATCCTTTGCTAACATTAATATTTATAAGGCAAAAAAAGGGGGAATTTCTTCCCCCTTTTAAACAGTCTATGACTGTGCCGATCTTAATGCCGACTTATCTAATATAAAAATTACATTAAGTTCACTACGCGTGTACGACGATAGTACTGATTACGGTTAGCTGTAAATGTGTCAGCATCATTTGTATAACCGTCTGATTGTACAACATATGGGTTAGCAATTAAACCATAACGTGTCTTGAAACCAATCTTTGGTTGGAAGCTGTTAGGATCAACTGCGCGAACCATTTGTAGAGGAACATATGGGCAATAGAACATACCTGCGTCATAAGGAGAAGAACCCTTATAACCAACCATGTAGAACTGATTTGCTGCACCTAGGTTGCTGGAATACGGATCAATGTAAACTCTATAACGGCCATTCAATACACCTGCGAAAGTGTTGCCTGTGTCATCAACATTTAAGTTTGTGCTTAAAGCTGGAGTGTAGTCTAGAACACCTGACATAGCTAATGCGCTTGCAACGTCTGCAGAGCAAACGATGAAGTTACCTTTACCACGACGTGTGTCTTGAGCAATGTGGTTAGCATCACGTTCAATGTTAAACAATAGACCTTTGAAACGCTCAACAGACCAACGTCCATTAGAGTCAACGTCTAAGTCAAATGTGCCTGCAGTTGCTGTAGCTGGTGAACCTGGCTTAGCAACTTTGTAAATTGTACGAACAACTTCGCGATTAATTTCAAACATAAATTCTTGTGACAAGATGTTTGATAATTCTGCTTCAGCGTCAAGACCATGAATAGCCTTCAAGTCTTGTGCCAATTCAACTGTGTACTCAGCCTTCAATGCACGTGATTTTGCAGTAACTGTTGTCTTGTCAATTGAGAAAGACATTTCGTTAAATGCTGGGCTACCAGAAGTACCCAATGCTTCAGCGTCTGCTGTTGCTACACCGCCAGCAGTTGTGGAAGTGAATGTACCTGTAGGATCTAAAGTAGTTCCTGGTGCTGGTGTTTGTGCAACGCCTGTACCGGAGAATGCTGTATTAGCTTCATTAAACAATGCTTCTGCTCTTGTTGAAGGTGTACGAGCACCTGCATATGTAGAACGCATTGCGAAGATCAAGCCTGTTGGGCCAGTCATTGGTTGAACGCCGCAGATGTCATAAGCCATTAGGTTAGGCATTGCACGACGTACTAGGCCGATCATGATCGGGTCATACTTGTCAATACCGCTTGTTGCGCTAATGTTGTTTGCTGGAGCTGCCTCAAACATTGCGCTACGCTCTTCACGTAGTGAACGCTCTTGGTTCTCTAACAATACAGATGTAACTGCACGCTTGTATGAATCCTTGATCTCTGGAAGATCAGGGTGCTCTAAAATGGCTTGCCATTTTTGTTGTAAGTTTTCAGATAAAAACATTTTTTTCTCCTTGATGGAATGTCGTAAAATTACGCTCTTTTAATTGATCTTGAAAGTGCTTTAGCATATGCAGAAACTACTGATGAACCATCTGTAAAGTTAGTTGGAACATCTGTCTCTTCTGTTAAAGTCTGTTGTGCTTGAACAGATTGCGATACGCTTTCTGTTACTGCATTCTTTGGAAAATAATTATCTTTAATTACAGAAACTTTCTCTCTGTAAAGATCTTCATTTTCATAATCAACACCCTCTAATAGCTTGCCCAATTTTGCAGCTTCTGTATCAGCCAAATCCTTGGACAATTCTTCTACAACTGCTTGACGCTTTAAAGAAGTGACTTCTTTGTTAAGGTCTACATTGCTGCCAATCGCTTCGTCGAGTTTTGCTTCGAGTTCTGCAGCTTTGGCTTGTAGTTCACCGATTACATCGTATTTCTCTTCAGGCACTTCGATGTAGTGCTCTTTGAATAGTACTTTTAGGCCAGACATAAAGTCTTCAGCAATCTCAGTGCGAAGACCATTTTCCAAGGCCAATTCATTTTCTTTCATCCAATTCTCAACAACATAGTTGAGATATGAATCAATCTTTTCGACGATACCGTCTTTGTATTCTGCAACATCATCGGCATACTTCTCTTCTAGAGATGATGCGACTTTATCCATTTCTGAATTTACGCGAGCAATAACTGCTGCTTCAAAAATAGATGTTGCTTTAGCTTTGAAATCTTCTGAGAGATCATCGCCAAAAATTGGGGATAAGTCAATTGCTGTAGAAGCTTGAATTTCTTCATCTTCCTCTACAATTACTTCGCCGTCAACTTCTTCTTCTTCACCAACAGGAACATTACCTGAAGAGTTGGGTTGATTTACTGCGGAAGTAGGGTCACCAACTGTTTGGAAGTTAGGGGCGGCACCAACAGGACCCTTCATCTTAATGGTATTTTGATTAATACCTTTGGCTGCAATAGCGCCTTGGTTTTCATCATCTTCATGGCGCTCTTCGTAACTTGCGTCTTCAGAACTACCTTGTTTTGGTTGGGAAGCATCACCGCCATTAGCTGCTTTGATAGAGGTATCTTTACCTTTAGCTGCACCCATAGCGTCTGCTTCTTCTAGGCTAGATTTCGCATCTACACGCTCTAGCAATTGTTTAATTTTGCTTTCTACTGACATTAGTGTCTCCTAAATGGATTGTTTCAAATTATTTATAAGTTTGATTATCTAGACATTCTAGACATAAACTCTTCAAACATCTTTAGTTTAACAGATTCTAACTG